ATCTACGTCTGCTGATAGGTGGACATCAAGCGCATTACCTACCACGGTAGCGGCGTTGCCTGTAGCTTGGAAGGTGATTAGTTCTGCTGAGTTACCGCTTGCAGATAATGCCGTCAAGGTACAGTCTGCGCCTGCCGATGAGTCGCGCATTTGTGCATTTGCTGCGCTCGGGTTGTAGAACGTTACCGATGCTGGCGTAGTCCGTAATGGTACAGGTAGGCGTAACGATGTGAACTCTACGGCTGCCCCGGCGCGTGGTGCTGGGACACGATGCGCCCCGGCTACACCTGCGTTCTGTGCGGGCGCGGTATCAAGTGGGAATGTTTTGTAGTAGTAGCGGCTACATAATGTGCGTTCAAGTGCAATGTTTCTAGGCGTCCAAGATAACTGACTAGCTCCTAAGAATAAGCCTGCTTCTGCTAAGTTTAATTCGTCGGCGGCTGAAAAGTCGGCATTTGCCCAAACAGCACAGATAAGGTTTTTACTGGTGCTCGGAACGGTCACGCTTACCGTGAAGTTCTGCCATGATGTAGTAACAGCTTTACTTTCTGCACCTGTGATAATCGCAAGGTTTGCGCCTAACGTGGGATCGGTACCGTCTACGTTCCATGCGCTCACGAACGTACCCGGTATGGTGTCCATGGTTCCACCGCTTTGTAATTCAAGAATTGCCATGCGTATGGTTTTGGCAGTACTGGCTTTCATCTTTACTTGGAAGATAACCGTCTTACCGCGTAGGGGTACGGTATGCTGTCCTTCCAAAATTTGAAAGACCATGAACTTCCCTGCGTTGGTAATCTTCTTGTACTTACCGTAGTAGCGGCTCGTCAAGCCTGTTTCAGATGTGGCGTCATTGCGTTGGTATTGCAGGTCTGCGTTTTCGCGGGTCTGTTTCCAGCGGTCTGCACCATAGGCATTATCACTTACGGAAGTCAACGTACCTGGTGTAGTGCGTTGCGCAAAGTCGAACCCGCCATTTAGTAAGAAGTTGGTGGCGTCGGTAATAGCGATACTGGGGGTAGTCCATATCAACCCGGTAGGGCTGCTCGGGTCTGACGATAGGTATTGTCCAGAACTGCCGGGGGCGTGTTCTGCGTATGTACCCGGTCCTGTGCCTGCCAGTACTCCACCTTTCTGGGTGTAGGCGGTTTCTAAAATTCCAGCGGGTACGGGGTGGTCATATACGCGCACGATCCGCACGACCTGCGGCTGTACCTGCGTTACTTGTCCGGTTCGGGTAATCTTGATAATCATATTACACCTGTGCGAAACTCAAACGCCCAATGAAATAAGGCTTCTTGTCGCCTGTGTCGTCCTTGACAATCACCTTGAATACACACGAACGAAAGTTATAGGTATCAATCGTGGTGTCTGAAATATCCACATTGATAAGCCCGCTGGCGGTAGTAATGGTGATACCGCTACTGGTGGTTAGGTGAGCGTATTCCTCTCCGTTCTCACTTTCAAGCAGGTAAATATCACACGACCAATCTGTAATATCTTTTGGGGTTACTCCGTCGTCCTCGAATAACTGAAACGCCCAGTGCCAGTCTGCCCCATGTACTAGCTCGTCAAAATCTTCGGGGCGCAAATATACGGGATAGCGTGACTCTTCTGTGGTTACGGTTGTCATACGTGTAATTCCTTTTTCAATAGCTTATATACATCTTCTTTGGTTGGCGTTGTGCTGGTCAACCATTCAATGAGACGCCATCCTTTTTTCCGGGCAACCTCTCGCATTTGAAAACGATCTTCATTTCGTCCGGTGTGCCAGTAGTCGCCTTGCGGGTCTAGGATTGTCCACATACCCGGCGTATAAATCAGGAAGTCCACTACATTACCGCCTCGGATTTGCCTTCCGCCATACACGGGTACTTGGTAATCCCAGCCCCAGCCTGTAATCTGCTGTATCTTATCTAAGGCGAGAGAGCACCAGTATTCTTCTTTCGATCCGGCTTGTTGTCCACGTACAAAAAACGGCGGTTTGTCGGTTTCATCCTGAATAACAGCGGCGCGTACCTTATTTATCTTTGGGCGGCGCGTGCGTTTGTTTTCTGAGAGGGTAAACAGTTTTTTCTTTGCCACATCTACGCCTCTTGAAATGTTGCGCTACCGATAAATACTTCCCGCTGGAAGTTGTTAGTATCTTCTGTCTTGAACAATATCTGCCGCCATTGTGGAGGGTTGATAAATACCATCTTGTTATGAAAGAGTGGCGAGATACTTTCCATCTTTAGCATACTGTCGCTCGATGCGTCCGCCCAATCCTCTAAGATTTGCATCTTGTCCCTTGCAAATTCTATCGGGTCAAGTTCCTGTGTATTGAGTAGCGGCTCATTATCCATCACGCGGAAGTTCCCAATCTGGTACATATACTTCACATCGGTACGTAACACGGCATTGATAACGATAGCCAAAAATACAGGGGTCTTGGTGGCGTCAGATGTGTACCCGCGTATGCGGAATTGCAGGCGCTTTCCAGATAACCCGTATTGACCTACGAAGTCAATCTCTTGGGTGGGCGACTGGTTGAATATTTTTTCAAGGGATACCCATTCTGTATCCTCGTTGATCCGGTAGTCTAGCTCAAACCAACAAACAGGGTCGCCGTCTGTGTCGCTCACTTCTAGGTTTTCAGTTTGCAGCTTCAGCTTACGTACCAGTTTTTGTACGTCGAATAATCCGGCGTGCATACGGGATAACGTGATAGCAAACTCGGGGGTATGCGAGTAGTTCACATCCTCTAACTCGTTGGTCGTGTCGCTCGGGAACGGTAGCCAGATAAGATCGTTACCTTGATATACCCATAGTCGATCCACGGTATCTCCGGGGATGGTCTGGAATTGCATCGCGGTAATACGTTGCCCAAGTGGGGCGCGGTAGCGTTCGTGCCATCCGCCCGATTGCAGGATAGAACTATAGCCCGATACTCCGGCGTCAATAGCGGCAAATACTGCGCCCGGATACCCAGCCATACACGATACCGATCCACGGCGTCCACTGGGTAGACCTTCATCTTTATTCGGTCCTATGTCGTCAATGGTTGTACCGTAGTAGCGTTCAAGCCCACCCGATCCCAGCGGGAAATATAGGTAGACGTTATGGGTGAGTGGGTTACGTCCGTTGTAAGGGCTTCGTACGGTACGCATTTCTTCGATGTTCAGCGGGTAGGGGTTGCCTGTTCCGGGCACAATGAAAGGTATATCTTCTTTGAATACCCATAATGCCTCGTCGCCATTTGAGTCTGGGTATACGGCAAGCCCGGTAATACGCACGTACTTACTGTCTACCTTTGTAGGTGTGGCGCTAAATGTGTGGCTAGCGGTTGCCCATGCTACGGGGTCTGCGAATGCTATAGAGGTATCGTTACTGGCGTCGCGCTGGTTTGCCTTTACGATCTTCTGCGCCTGCGGTTTGTAGGCTAGGAAGGTGGCTTTATTTGTGCCGTCGTCTGCATAACTGGGCGTCCATACGCCTGCCGATGTTTCAAATTTAGCACGGCGAATATTCACGCTGTCGCCCTGCGCAAAAAGAATAATACCTGCGGTAGTGACAAGCACATCAGTTACGGGGGCGGTCAGTCCGTGCCCTGTAATCTCGGTTAGGGTGTCATCCAGAATAACGTATTCTGTTGTGGTGTCGTGGGTAACGATGTAATCTTCAGTCACTACCAGATAGTTGGTGCCATTAGACTCTACGACCCGCCATGGTTGCTTCTCGGTTACACCTGTGCCGTCGATGATCTTTACGATTGCCCCTGCCCACTGGTTTACTGTCCAGCTTTTCGTAGCATCATTCAGGCGGTCTAACTGCCCAGCGTTACTATCTGCGGTTCCACGATCTCCCGCTATGTATAGGTTGGGCGCTCCACTGGATGAGGATATAACAAAGTATTGTTGTTCCTTATACTGAAATGGAATGCAGCTTTTTTCGTTGTTTATACTGGTGGTTACGCGGAAGTATAAATCTTTGCTGATTGCGGTTGGTTTAGTGTCAAAGTTTTCACTGGCGTAGGTGTTTCCGCTGGTGTTCTTTGTAGCAATCAACCAGTATTTATCGTTGCTGTCGTTCGCGTCGCCGTAAATGACAAGCCAGTAATAGGTACCGCTTGTCAGGGCTTGGCTTATGGTTTCGTTCAGCCATTCACTAAGCACGTCTGGCAATCGGTCGTATGATACGGTTGTACTGGCAAGCACACTACCAACATTACCCGCGCTATCTGAGTAGATGGCAAGGGTCAAATCTCCGGGTACTGATTTACGACGGGCAAGCACCCAGAGTAACCCTGCGGTGTATGACGCGCTGGCTTGGAAACGATAATATAAATGCCGTTGGGATCCAAACAGTTTATGCCACACGACATTACCGGGGGTGTTCTGGTTCTGAGAGATTAGCCCGCTGGTGAATTGTTCCTGTGGTCCAGCATAGGCTTTATTCGCCCTGCCTGATAAGGTACGGAATGAGTCGTAAAACCTTGTGCTGTCGCGCTCAAAGTCAAGGTTTGCCCGTCCACCCGATAAGTCATCTTGTACGATGGGGGAATACGGGTACTGGTAATCGTTGTAAGAACTGCTGCCACTGGTTTGCTTTTGGGCGGTTGTCTCGACGGGTATTTTATTGAATGCGCCCGATGCGTTCTTGATCGGCTGCCCTTTTTCGTCGCACAAAATAAGCCCCAGCGTGCGCCCTTTACGGTCACGCAATGAGATATGATGGGTCGGGAGTTGTTCAGTTGGGGATACTCGTACTGGCATAGTTACCCGTCCGATGTAGTTAGGCGAATACTGGGCGCGTCTTTACGGGGCTTCAAGGTCTTTAGGCTTTCTAAAACAAAGTTCATACGTTCTTCAATACGATACTCTGCCTGTGCCTTATATGTACCCATGCCCCAATCCAGTAGATAGAATGCGGCTTTATGACATAACCAATCTTCGTTTATAAGTTGGTCTATTTCGTCGTCATAGTCCACTAACTCGCTATGTCTGACACGGTGAATAATACGAATTACCCAGCCATCTTCGGGCGGGTATCCGTAATCAAAACGTAATAAGCCGTTCTTTTGCTTGTAGTGAGATGATCTATAGTTCTGATTTTCGTCGTCTGGGTTTTCTATCCAAACTTCTTTTATGTCGATCACGCCTGCGGGAAGTGTAAATTCCAGCGTTACCCCGTCGCCGTCCAGGGTGCTATCTTCGTCGTCTACATAGGTATCATCTAGCGCCTGCATGACGGCTTGCTTTATGCGTTCATAGGTATACACCGAACGCGCGGCGGCGTAACGGTTGCCGGATGCAATCGCTACGGCTAATGTTTCTGAGAAGGTAAGGGTATTGCCTCGGTGTCCGGTAATTCGTAAAACCTTATTGATATTGCTACCTGATAACATCCAGATAGTGCCCTTGTCTAGGTAGGCATCAGAGTACGTAAGGTTCACGGTATCCGCTAATGTGGTTGTACTTCCACCCGTGGCAGAACCAGTGACCATCATATCGGGTAAAACAATACGCGCAACACGGCGGGTTATATTCGAGAGGTTGGTCATGGTAATAAGGGACTACCTGCCCGATTACTCAGGCAGGTAGTAGGGTTATTGATTAGCCGAACTTGGTATCGCGTCCGCCTACGGTGAAGTAAGCCTTCGTGGTGAAGCTGGGGCTGGTGCCGCCCAGAGTGTGAACTTCACGGAAGTAGCGATACGGCGCGTGCAGCTTGCGGCGGTAGGTGCCTACCGCTGTGATCTGCGGGAAGTACACAACGTCAACCCATGTGCTGTTATCAAGCGATCCTTGAATTTTCAAATCAAGGGTAGGGCTGGTGCCGCTTTTAGCGGACACGATAACTTCAACGGTAAGGGCGTTGATTGTGCTACCGATGTCAAACGACGTACCGTTACCCGTTGCGGTCAATGGGGTAGACCCATCATTCAGGACTAAATCTTTATCGTTCATGGCTGATCTCCTTATACCGCTTTGATGTCGTACAGGCGGGCAACTGAGCGAGGGTGGGCAACATACATGCCGACGGGCCAATCCACGACGGTACGATAAGTCACGCCGTCGTCAAGTTCGCCCTTGTCGGTAACTTCCAGACCGTATTCTTGAATGCCGTTGAACTTATCTTTACCGAATTTCACGGCATAGATACTGGTACGGGCACCACCTGTAAGGGCGGTACCGCCTACGTTCTCGGCATGACCGATGATCTTTGTCCCGGCGCTGGTGGAAGTTTCGTCACGCTGGTACCCCATATTGATAAGCATCGGACCACCTTCGCCGTAGGTCAAAAACTTACGGTTGAGTTGGTCGGTGGTGGTGGCAAGCAAGCCACTACCCTTGAAGGCTGCCTGCAAGCGCAAGCGGGTAGAGCGATCCATAAGAAGCGCGTCACAGTCACCCTCGTTACAGGCGTCGATCAGTTGGTCAAGGGCATTGATAATGTCGGTTTTCCACGTGCTCGAAGCGGTGGTAGGCGAGATATCAAGGTTGGCGTCAATGCTCTGGGTGCTGGGCAAGTCGTTGACCAAGCGATACCACAAGCCGGTAAAGCCGTCTGGGTCACTGGTCGGGTCGCCGTTGATAAGGTAGTGATTGAACATGCGGGTGATAGCTTCAAGCTGAAGTTTTTCATGTGCCGCACGTGCGCCCAAAATACCTTTTGCGCGTTCGATGGTTTTATCTGTATCCAGATTTCCACCAAGCGCGTAGACGCGCTCTTCCACTAATTCAAAGTCGCCTTTGGTGGAGTTGTAGGCATTGCCGATCTTACGAAAGGCAGGGGTAGGGAACGACTTGGCGCGGATCAATTTCACCTGTAAATCTCCAATATCGGTGAACGACATCATATCCATAACTTTGGATACTTCGCGGAAAGTTTGAACAACGCCCAGTTTCAGGGTGTCGTTATCGCTGCTGGCAAGTTTCGCCATATCTGCAAGGTTGATAGCAGGCATAGGTTATCTCCTATTTTTTTCTGTGCGCTTCCTCTAGGTAGTCAAGCGCGGGTTTGGTTTCATCATAGGTACCGTTCGGGGCGGCTCCACCTCCACCCACACGGGCGGCGGCGGTTTCCTGATTGGTGGATACGCGGGCGGCTTTCGTC